AGGTCCGATTTCTTCCTCCATCTGGGCTTGCGCGTCCACGTCGCCGAACTGCTCGTCTACCCAGAGGCGACATCGCGCGTGTCTGCCGTAGCGGCTGTCAAACTGATCGCGGAGATACGCGGGGACGCTCTCGGGGAGCCCCTTTTCACCGATCAGTCGGCAGTCCTGTTCACTCGTCCACCAGATCAACGGCTCACTCACCTTCTCTTGATCCTCTCCGGTCCCCAGACCTCGGCGACCTCGATCAGTCGGCTCCCGAGATTGAGCGCGGCCTCGTGAACGTGGAGGCCGATGAGGCACTCGGAGAGCCTGGGGCCGTAGGCCCTCTGGGTGGCCGTCTCCCACTGGACCATAGCTTGGGTCTCTTCGGGGGTGGCGGAATCTGCCGTGCCAAGCCCTTCGCGCTCGGCGTGCTCGTCATTCGCAAGCGTCATGACCGCGGCGCCGAGGAGACCGATCTGGGCCTGCCGGGAGAGGCCGCAGTCGTCGAGATACCGGTGGAAGAGGTCGGCCACCCAGTCGGCGAGGGCATCAGGGATCTCTTCGATGACTTCCTTACTCATCACTCACCCTCCAGTTCGTGAAGATAGATCGGGCCAGGGAGTGCTGCCCAGGGGTGAGCCTTCTTGATCTCGCCCCACTCGCCCTCTTCCACGAGTTCTCCGGGGAGGAGGCGTCCCTGGCCTCTTGCCTGCATCATGCGCTCATGGTGGGCAAGGCGCAGGGCGCGGCGGGCGCAGACACGGGCCTCGGCCAGATGCCGGTCGAGACAGGGCACGCACAGCCTCTTCCCGATCACCGAGGGATAGAGACAGGCGATCGTCTCGCAACAGGGACACGCATCATACTGCTTGACCTCTTCACTCATCGCTCGCCTCCAGATGGCACGACCCCTGAAGCTCGAGCCACCTCCTGCTCATCGCAGGTCTCGCACTCCTCCTGCTCCATCCAGTGGATGTGGGCTCCGTCGTAGCCGCCGGGGAACGTCTGAACAGGCTGACCTAGAGCCGCCCGTGCCGTCTCATACCCATCATAAAGGCTCTCGGTCCACTCTTCGATCTCTCCGTGCTTGACCGCGCTCTCCAGCGCGAGCGCCACATACGTAAGCGCACGGTGCATCGCGTCTCGCTGTTCCACCAGACAGCCCCCGCACGCCTCGGTCCCGTCCTTCTCTCCTGAGGTGGTGAACACCGCGGTCTCTACCCCGCACACGGTGCATCGCTCACCTTCAGGTCGAGCGCGTGTGGGCGGAACGCTCACACATTTCATGCGTCCTCCTTCCACGATAATTCCCCGTCTTCCCAGAGCTTCATGTCCTGGGCAAGCGAAGAGACATTCGCGTTCCGGCCCAAGAAGTAGTCCGCACACCGGATGAGGAGATCGCGAGCGCACGTCGCTTCCTTTCGCCAGCACTCCCCGCACACTCTCGCCTCCACGTTTCCGTAGAGGAAGGCCCTCTCCGCGTCACATAGGGGGCACTTCATGGCTCCTCCAGATGGGTGTCTACGGACCCGACAACACACGCGCGTCTCGCCTGCTTCACCCAGTGACGCAGGCACATCCCAAGCCCGTCCCGGCACAGCCCCAGACGCCTCGACTCTTCCGCGAGGTTCTTGCCCGAAAGAAGAAGCGTGATCGCTTCCTTCGCCCTGGGCGCCGGTGGTCTCGCGCGGAGTGCCGAGGCTAGCATCGCCCGCACGATCGCTCCCTCCTCGAACCGGGGCGCAGCCACCCTCTCCGCATCGAAGAGAGGGAGGCTCGTGCAGGCTCTCTTCTTCGCGCGCAGATACCCTGCCCGGTCCCGGAAGCCGTAGCGGACCCTCGTCTCCAGGAAGTTGCAGATCGATCCCTTCGTCGGATCGTAGGCAGGGAGGGCCTGGAGCGCCCAGAGACGCGCCCACTGGCAGGCGTCTTCCATCTCCTCCTCGTAGGGCCTATGCCTCTTCGCCAAGAGCACCAGCCACGGGTCCACGAGAGCCATCACGCGGGCCACCTCTTCGTCCGTCACCGTTCATCAGCCTCCTCGGCGAGCGCCTCGATCCTGTCTTTTAGGGTTTCCATGTCTACCTCCATGGCCGTGAGCAGAGCGTTCCCCACCCACGCCACAGCGCGCACCAGGGGCAACTCCTCCGTCCTCCCGTAGAGATAGGCGTTCCCGATCAGTGAGTGTCCGCACAAGAGGCACAGATCGACTTCCTCTCCCGATCGTGATGTGTTCGGCGGCATCACGGCTTCCTTGACGACCGTTGGGAACTGGCAGCACGCACACCATCCGATGCGACCTCTCTTCTCCTCGCTCACCGCTCGCTACTCCCTTCGGATGACATCACAATCCCCCTCTCGCTCGATAGCACACCGTCCGCGATCCCGGTATCCTGCACTACCAACCGCTCTACTCTCTGAAAGTGCAGTGAAGAAATGGGAACTCGGAAGGCAACGATCCTTATCGGCTGGCTGATCTCTCTTCTCGTCTCGATCGCCCCCCGTGATCTGGGTGGCCTGGGCGTGCTCGCGCTTGGGTTCTCCCTGCCCGCGGCTGCCCGTCCCGTGGACGACCTGTATCTCGACTTCAACCCGGCCTCGCGTCGTCTGATCGCCACGCGCCGGGGCCAGGTGTTCCTCGTCACGGAGGCGAGGAACGATTCGGTTCGTCCCGGTCAGTATGGCCGCTGGGGTCACTGTCCCCCCGGCTGGTTCCGCGTCGGCCCTCCCGTAGCCACGCCGGGATCCGTCAAGTTCGGGCCTGCGTTCCTGGGTCTCTTCGACACCGGAAAGGGTGGGCCGATGGCGCGCTTCGGTCGATCGGGCATCGGGATCCACGGCGGCGGCACGGGGCTGAAAAACCCACTAGCTCCAAATCAAGGATGGCTTCGCACGCTCGGTTGTATTCGATTACAGAATCAGTCGATGAACTCACTCCTGCACCTCGTTCACTGGACGAGGAAGGGTGGGGGTCGGGTCTGGATCCGTGTAGCACCCAATCCGCGCGTGCGATAGAAGCCGGCAGATGGCGGTCGCGGCAGCCGCGACCGCCACGGTCGGGTCACTCCCTACCATCACACGCCACAGGTGATCGGCCATCTCGTCCACCTTGACCGGCCACGCCTCATGGCTCGTCTTTTCAGGGAGGATCTGTGTGGACGAGATCAACACCACCGTCTGCGCGGCAAGAACCGCTTGAGACGCCTCTTTGCCGGGATACCGCGCGGCCAGGTAATCCCGGAGCCGCTCCACCGCCGCCCGCTCGCGCGCCGTCTCCGCTACCGCCTCGTTCCCCACCGCCACGCAGTAGGGACATCCCACGTCGTAGTGCAGACCCGCCCCATCTCCAGGCTCATCGCTGACGTGCCCGCACCCCCACCAGACCTTACGGCTCACGGCGCTCCTCCTTGCAGAGAAACAAGAGCGCCCCACCGAGTGCCCCCACCGCCATCCCCCGCTTCACCCCTTGAAGCGACCGCACGACGTTCGTGGTAGGCGCCGTCACCCCCGAGAGAAAGTCCTCCCTCGTGTCCTCGGACAGTTCCTCGGCGATTTCTCCGACGCACCGCGCGAGCACGCGAAGCGCCGCCCTCCCGTCTTCGGAAAACCAGACGGCAAGCTGCTGACTGATCCAGGCAACGGCCTCACGCTCACGCTCCGACACTGGCCCGCTCCTTCACCGTCATCTCAAAGCTCGCGTTGAGGAGGCAACTGGCAGCCAAGACCCACTCCTTCGGTCCCCATTCCCCCGAGTGACCGAGCAGCCAGAGGTCACACTCGGAGGCGACCTCTGCAAACAGAGAGCCCGTCTCCTGATGGGTCAGTTTCCCTGCCTGGAAGAGTTGCCCCGCATACGAGACCGTCATCCCGACCAGCATATCGAGGGCCTTCAGATCATCCCCGCCCGCCATGTCGAGCAGCCACGACAGCCAGATCACTCCGTCCACCACACTCGTGAGATCCGAATCACTCATCCGTCGCCTCCTTGGGGCCATAGCGCCTCGCCGCCTCGTAGAGCACCCGCCCCGAGAGAAACACCAACTGGGCAGGCGACAATCCAGAGCACGCAAAGTCGATCCGCTCCCAGACCGTGCCGACCTCGGTCATTCGCTCCCGGCTCACCTTGAGCGCCTCCTCGCTCTTGTCACTCTGCGACGAAGGAGCACGAGTGTTCGTGTCTCCCGAGAGCCAGTCGGTGGCGAGAGAGGCGCATGTCATGTGCAGCATGTAGGCGATCATCTGCCGGTCCCCGCCCGTTAAGGCGGAGAGCACCGTCATCACCGCCACCGTGCTCTGCTCAACGGTCGTGGGAACGGAGCGACCGCGAATCTCCTTGCCCACCTCGTCCTCATCCACGAACTGTCTCCTTCACCGGCCAGGGAAGCCCAAAATCCCGCCGCTTGATCTTCGCGGCCCTCCCGTCCTCATGGTGGAACACGATCCCCTCATACGGGAGATCCGAGAGATACGCGCGCAAAGCCTCAAAATTCCCCGGCGCATCGGGGAGCGCCACCCCCCCATGCTTCATCAGTTGGTGCCGATCGACCCCGTGGGGATTGCCCTGCACCTTGGGGCCGATCAGTTCGTAGCTACCCGGCTCATAAGGCGCCAGGGCATACGCCTCGCGGAGCCACTGGTCCCCCGGATCCGTGGGGTCCATCGGCACCCAGCCGAACACCCTCCCTGTCACCGGGTCGGGATCGGTCGCGGCCACAAAACCGGGAGGCGCCGTCTGATCTGCCTTCACGTCCCGGCGCTTCCAGGCCCCGCCCCTTTCGTCGATCAGGACCGCCGTCCCGTCCCACTTGGCCGTGGCTACTCCCTCGCCTTCCAGCACCCACTCGCACCCTGGGGTGACGGAAGGAGTGACGAGCCGCCGGTCAGAGGACGAGCGTTGAAATAGGGTCGGTGTTTTCCTCACGGGTAGACCTCCTTGAGCAGTTGTGCCCACTCCTCATCGCTGCACCAGACGGGGGTGACCAGCTTCCTCGCCACCTCCGGGCCGTATTTCTCGATCGCCTGCTTCCACCCCGCCCGAAGACGGGGGTCCACGGGCCGCGGGGCCACGCGCTGCGCGGGGAGAGAAAGAGCCGGGGCAGGCAGGGCAGGCAAAACGATCCCCGTTCTTACCGGCTCCGGGAAGAGGAGAATGACTTCCCCGCCTTTTTGGCCTCGATCTGGGCAAGCCTCACGAGATAGGCTGCCGGGTCGTTCTTCGTCATCGATCTCTCGATCCACTGGGACACCTTCCCTTCTCCGTGCGTGGAAAGAAGCGACTTCGCAAGCGGCTTCTCCACGCCGATTTCGACCATCTCACCCACGAGAGCCTCACAGGATTCGATTTCTGCGAACTTCTGGTAGGCTTTCGTGCCTAGCAGGTCTCTACAGTCCACGAACCCGGTAGAGGCCGCTTCTCGTCGATCCTGTGGCCTCACAGGGGCCTTCCTGTTCTCCGGGTGGACCCAGGGTTCCGGGACGAACCCAGAGGCTCTCCTTGCCGCGTCTTCTCGTTTCCCCTGGATGAACATCGCGCGAAGCTGTGCTGCCTGCTTCTCGGGGAAGTTGCGGGTGAAGGCGTCGATCTCGGCGCGGTCGGCGGGCGTGAGCAGATCCTCATCGGCCGAAGTTGTCTCCTGCCGCGAAGCGGCTCCTTCTTCCTGCCTTCCCGGTGGCTCGGCCACCGGCAGCAAACGATCTATGTGTGAGGGGGTGCGGGGGTCACCCCCGCCAACACTCCCCGAAGGGGCAACCGCCGCAGGCGGCAGGTCCGGGAGGACCGGCGACGACGCAAGACCTCCCTTCGCGCCCGAGCACGGGTGTTGTTGTTGTCTCTGATATAAATATCTCTCTTCTGAATCAGTATGCTGTGCATACCGCACCAGGCACGAACCCTTAGTATGCACAGCATACTCTCGATGAGTGCTGTGCATACTAAGGGATTTGCTCTCGTGCGGTATGCTGTGCATACTAAGGGATTTGCGCTCCCGCTCCTTCCGTATGCGCTCGGCTCGCACCTCGCCGCGTAGGGCTTTGATCCGCTCCCGCGCGCCGTCGATGGGGCAGTCGTAGTGGATGCCGTAGATGTTCGCGCACTTGTTGCCGCGGGCGTTCCTCTCGGACACGACGAACAGCAGCCCGACCCCCTTGAGGACCGCGAGCGCCTCGGCCACCGCCTGCCGGTTCACGCCCGCGCCGAGATCCTGTCCCGCCTGGCCCGAGATGAAGTGCGCGTAGGGGATCGCCGCCGTTCGCCGTCCCCAGCCCGCGGTCTTTCGATCGATGTAGAGGAGCACCTTCAGTTCCGCCTCGGTGAGAATGACCATCCAGAAGTCGCGAATGACGTGAGCGAGCCTGCCAAAGCCTTCCGTCTTCTCCTGGTCCGGCTGGAATTTCGCCACCATCTCACTTGCTCCCAGAGATAGCCCACGGCTACCTCTTTTGTTAGGAAACTTACAAAATTTCGATTGACAGGCGGGCGATGACGGCATACAATTCACTTGAGGAATTGGGATTGTTTCGCCCGTCCGTTTGCTGCTCCATACAGCGCGAGACGTGCTACAATCAGCTTACGGACCTCTCGCGAGAGGGGTCATGGGTAGAGTGTTGGGCCGGGGGGAGCGGGTGTGACAACCTGACGACACCCGGCCCTTTTCTTCGAGTCCAGGGAGGACGCCCGTCCGCTTGCAGGGACGCCGAAGCGACACCGGGTGCGCCCGCTTCTTCTCGGCGTAGTGACGCTCGCGGCAGAGCCTATCGCAGTAGCGGGCGGCAGGCCCCCTGCGAAATCGCTCATGGAGCGGGCAGTCGCAAAACAGCGCCCACCGTCCCGATGCCTTCTGCTCGGCGCAGTAGGTGCAGTAGTCCACGGGATCGATGAGGGAGTGGCAGTAGCGACAGGTGCGTGCGCTCATCTCACTCCCCTTGCGAGCATGTAGGCTTCGATGAACGCGGCGGCCGTTTGCGGAACGATCGCATTGCCGTAAGCGCGCAGTCGTCCCATGCGGCAGGCAGGCCGATGAGCCAGCGGGAATGAGCCGGGTTCAACGATCCGATACTTTCCGTCCTTGCAGTAGAGCCACTCTCCGTCGTCCCAGAAAGAACCTGGCGCGCGAGGTAGTCGTTGTCCACCTGCCGCTTCTTCCCGTCCGGGGTCTGCCCCGTTGCGCTCATGGTCCCCCCTTTGGGTCTGCGCCCTCCGTTCGGGACCACCGGGGTTGCCCAGGAGGCGAGGTGGACCTGACCGCCCAGCATCTCGCCCCTCGCCCGCTCGCGGTGACATGCGTCCTTCCCGTCCCTGGCTGTCGGCGTGTTCCACGCCGACAGCGCCGCGACCGCCGCGAGATCCGGCCCCTTGCTCCTGATCGCCTCGATGATCCCACCCTCCGTCGATCGCACTCCCTTGTCGGCGAGCGCCGAAGTCGGCGTCGGCCAGGAGGCGAGCATCGCCGTGTTCTTGAGGAGCGATCCCACCCGAGCGCCCGAGTCCCGATGCGTGCGAAGGGCATCCTTCGCCTGTCCGCCACCCGTCGTGTCCCCGATCGCCGAGGGTGTCGGCCACGAAGAAAAGCCGCTGCCTTTTGTGCGGCGCGCCGACGCCCGCAGCGCACAGATCCGCCGCCCCGAAGGCGTAACCCACGCTCTCCAGATCAGACGCCACAAGATCGAGCCAGCGGAGGCCGTCCCTACTCGCAACCTGCTCTCCAAAGCATACTGGAGGGCGGCACTCGCGGGTGAGCCGGAAGAACTCGGGCCAGAGGTGGCGCTCGTCGCCCTCGCCCTTCCTTCGTCCCGCGACACTGAAGGGCTGGCAGGGGCAGGATCCGGTCCAAACGGGAGCATCGTCTGCCCAACCGGCGAGGCGTAGCGCGAGGGACCAGACGCCGATCCCCGCAAAGAAGTGTGCTTGCGTGTAGCCCCTAACGTCGGCGGGTGTGACAAGGCGAATATCTCGCTCATCCACGTCTCCACAAGCGATCTGGCCGTCGTCGATGAGAGCGCGAAGCCAGGCACAGGCGAAGGGGTCGATCTCGTTGTAGTAAACCATACGGGAGCCCTCCGGCGCGGGCGGCACTCGTGCTACACGACCCTCGTGAGCCTCTCGGCGCCCTCGCGCACGCTTCGCGCCACGACCTCGAACAGCGTCCCACCGCGGACCACGCGCACGAGATAGGGGCTGTCCGATCGCCCAAAGAGGAGCCTCTCGGCGTCCACTGTCCACCCCTTGGAACGAAGCACTCCAACCGCTTGCTGTAAGGTCATGTCGCCTGCCCCCTGATCTTCATCGACCCTGGTGACGAGCCCCCCGCCCGTCTATTGACAGGAGGGTTAGCCCCGAGTAGACTGCCGAGAAGGTCGAATCATGGCCTCCAAAGAGAGCCGTATTCACCCTCTCTACTTTTGGTGGGTGCCGGAAGGGTGGGTGCCGTCGGGCCTGACAGCACCCGCTTCCCTGACAGCACCCGCTTCCGGGAGTCGCTCGGGATGATGTTCCCTGACCCACGACTCAAGGATCTCGCTTGCGAGAGAGGAGATCGTCGTCTTCTCTCGCGAGCGAGCTATTTCACGCAGCGCGTCCCCCAGCCAGCGGGGAAGCATCAACTGCGTCATGATGCGCCGCCACTCCTCGGGAACCGGAGGCGCTCCCCGCCTACGCTTCACCGTCTCACTCGTCACCGACCCCTCCTTGCCTGGCTTGCTTACGAATAGCTATACGATCGTATCATAGATTCGCGCGTCACGTCAACAGGAAAAACGGTGCCGCCAAGAAGTGTTGCCAACCAGGTAGACGAGGAGGAAGCTCTCGCATCAGCGGTCGGCCGGATGATTACGGTCACCCCCGAGCGCGAGGAGCAGATGGAGGCGGCGCTTTGGGATCTGGCGCTTGGGCACGCGGTGCTCCTGCCTTACGGCGCCAAGCCCCCGCAGGGGGTTACGATCGAGACGATCACCGTTCTGGACGAGAACGGAGAGCCCGGTCATATCCGCATCTACCTGCGTCCCCCCGACACGGCGATGTTGAAGCTCCTGATCGAGCAGAACGTGGGGAGACCAGGCTCCCGGTATGCGAGAGAGCGGGAGCAGACGATCCTCGTCCAGCACGCCGTTCCCGGGTGGGACGAGGAAGAGGAGATGATGAAGGCGGTCGCTTTCAGCCATCCCACGGCAGACACCGTGGACTTCAGTGAGGTCTCCCCCTGGCCCAAGCGGTAGCTCTGGAAAGACGAGGCGACTTCTCCCTGAACGGGACGCGCGGGGTGTGGCTCCGGGAGCCCGGAGGCAAGGTGTTTCGGCCGACGCCAAAGCAAGTGGAGTTTTTGCGGGCGATTAGGCCGGGGTCGGGGTATGACCGGATCGTGATGGTGGGGGGCGCGGGCGCCGGAAAAACGACCGTGATGTGCGCGGCCTTGATCTTGCTCATGCTCCGCTACCCGAACACGACGTGGCTGATGGGGCGGCTCAACTACCGGGGGCTCTTGAATGTCACCTGGAAGTGCTTTCGGCAGATGCTCCCCAAGGAGTGCGTCCTCTATGCCTCGGACAACCAGCAAGACCCGAAGGTGGTGCTGAAGAACGGGGCGACGTGTCTCGGCTGGAACCTGACGCAGTGGGAGCGGTTTCAGGGCTTGAACCTGGCGGGCGCGGTCGTGGACGAGATGACGGAGCTTCCCGACCGGATGATTTTTGACGCGCTCGCGCTCCGGGTCCGGGATCCGAACGGCCCCCAGGTGATCTTCTCGGCGTGTATGCCGAATGGCCGCGACTGGGTGTGGCGCCTCTTCTTCGCCGATCCGCCGGACGGGTTCATCGGGATGAAGGCGACCTCCCATGACAACCCGCACCTGCCGGGAGAGTTCATTCCGGGACTGAAGAAGCAGTTCTCGCCCGAGATGTATGACCGCTTCGTGATGGCCGAGTTCACGACCCTCTCGGGGCTCGTCTTCTACCCGTGGGACGAAGGCGCCCACGTCGTGGACGACTTCGACATTCCGAAGTCGTGGCCGCGCTACTTCGCGTTTGATCCGGGGTTTGCGGCCGACGAGGCGGCGGGACTGTGGGGGGCGATGGATGAGACGGGGAACCTGTTCCTCTACGACGAGTATTACGAGACGGGGAAGGTGATCAGGGAGCAGGCGGCGGTGATCCTTGCCAAGACCTACCCCCAGAAACTCGAATGGAGCGTGATGGACCCGAACGCGAACAACCGGCAGAGTGATACGGGGCGCACGCTTCAGGAACTCTACGCCGAGTGCGGGCTGTATATGACCGAGGCGCCGAGGATGCGAACCGAGGCGAGTATCCACCAGGTCAATCAGATGCTCCTTCCCGACCCCGAGCACTCCCATCCCTTCACGGGGTATGACCCGGCCCCGAGGATCTACGTGTTCCGCTCTCTCAAGAACTTCCGGGATGAGATCGGGGGGTGGACGTATCTGCCCAATGGGAAGCCCCGCGAGAAGAGAGACCACCTGATGGCGGCGCTTCGCTACATGTGCGCGCGGCGCCCGCACCCCGCCTCCCGGATCGCCCGCGTGCCCCGCGAGAACAACTGGAAATTGTTCTGGGAGGGGGTCGCGGAAGAGGCAGGAAGGGATCTGCCGCTCATTGGAGGGCACGCATGATACCAGGGACGGCGGGCGGATCCGGCACAAAATCGAACCAGGACACGACGGGCGCGGCCCTCGTCTCGACCCCGACCCACTGCGTGGGGGTCATCGTCCAGAACGACCCGGACAACACGGTGGATATTCTCGTGGGGTTTTCGCCCGCGCAGACGCTTCAGCTTGCGCCCGGAGAGTCGGTGTGGGTGGGGATCGATGATGTCGCCAAGGTCTTCACCAAGAGCGTGTCGGGGACGGCGAACGTGAACTACACCTATCTTCGCGGGGTGCCATAAGGTGGGGCCGACGATCCAGGTTTTCAGCAGCCGGAACCGTTTCGGCATCGCCACGGGACGCACGATCTCGCTCACGGCCCAGCTGGCGACGGACGTTCTCCTCACCTTAAACGCCCACGCCTCGCAGAGCGCCGATCTCCTCCAGATCAAGACCTCGACCGGGACCGTCATCGTGAAGGCCGATGTGAACGGCGCGGGGGTCTTTGGTGGGTCCACCGTGCTCGGCCGGGTGACCGCCTATACCCTGTCGGCGGGCGCGAAGGGGTTTGTGGCCCGCGGCGCGGCCAGTCAGACGGCGAACCTGATTGAGCTTCAAGACAGCACAACCGCGATCCTCTTTTCCGTGGGCGCCGATGGGAAAGTGCTCCTTCCAGACGGAACGGCGTCTCTGCCTGCGCTTGCGTTCGTCGCCTCCGGGGAGCAGGACACGGGGATCTACCGCATCCCGAGTAACGCCCTTGGGATCAGTTGCGGCGGAACGCTCACCTTAACGATCGCCGCGACCGTCATCACCCCGGCCGTGAAGGTTTACAACGTATCAGGGAGCGCGGCAGACCCGAGCTACGGCTTCGCGGGCGACGGGACGTGCGGGATGTATCGCGTGGGCTCGGGAGTTGTCGGACTCTCCGGCAACGGCGCCGTGCGCCTGTCGATCGGAAACGGCGTGCTTACCGTCGCGGACGGAACGAACTTCACCTTCGGAACGGGCACGGGAACCAAGTTCGGGGATTCGACATCGGCGAAGCTCGGCTGGTGGAACGCCACCCCCGTTGTGAAGGGCTCGGTGACCGGAAGCCGCGGAGGGAACGCGGCGCTCGCCTCCCTTCTGACCCTCCTGGCCTCTTATGGCCTCCTTACGGATAGCTCGACGGCTTAAGAAAGCGGACAGATGAAGGAACTGGACACCATCGGCCCGGACCATCTCGCCCATCTTCTGGCCGCCAAGGCGCAGCTTGATGCGGCGCAGATGGCGTTTCAGATCGTGCAGCGGACCATCATGGAGGCGCTACAGCTTCCACCCGGCGTGCAGATCGCCGCGGACGGCCGGATCCTGCGAGCCGAGAAAGGAGGGGCCGACCCGGAGCGCACAAACGAAAAGGAGGCCCTCCATTCCTCTCTATGAGTTCCTCTGCGAGACGTGCTCCTTCTTCTTTGAGGAGAGGGCGAGTATCGGCCAGCAGGAGACGACCTGCCGGTGCGGGGGGCGCGCGAGGAAGCGGTTCGTGCCCACCGGACAGATCCGAATCACGGAAGGGTTCAGAACGGTCAGCCGGTCGGACGTGTGCCCGGAGAAGGGGAAGGACTGGATCCCGAGCATCTGGCCGAGTGCTGGCGTGAGGCGTGAGGCGTGAGGCGATCGGAAGCCAAGGACATCAAGAACCGGATCGAGATCGCACGCCGTCTCTCGCGCGAGAAGTATCTGGACGAGAGGAAGAGGGCGCTCGCCTTCTACAACGGCGATCAGTGGGGGGACCAGCTCCCGGCCGCCGACTGGGTGACGGTGAACTACCTCTATCCGATCGTGGAGACGAAGGTCGCGGCCATCGCTTTCCGGCACCCGGATTTCACCCTCCGGTCGATGAGCGAGGAGGCGAAAGAGGCCGAGGAGACAGTCCGGGCTCTCCTTGCCTACACGTTCCGGCGCGGCAAGTTCCTCAAAGAAGCCCGCCGCATCTTCCGGGACTACCAGATCGGGGGCCTTGGGGTCGGGCTCACCGGCTGGAAGCAGGAGTGGGGAGCGGTAGGAAAAGAGCGGCTCGTGACCGAGGTGGGACGTGCGCCCCTGCCTACGGATCTCTCCGACCAGACGGAAAACGCCGGGGAGTTCGACGCCCCCCAGGCTCCGCTTCGCGCCGAGCGTCCCTTCGTGAAGCGTATTCCGCCTGCCGACTTCTGGATCTCCCCCGAGTGTGGGGGTGACGAGGAGGAGGCCGCCTACATGGGGTATACCGAGCGGGTGCCCCTTGCCTACGTCCGCAATCACCCCCGCTACAAGAACACGGGGAAGATCAAGGGCAGCGCGGAGTCTCTCAAAGACCTCTTTGATGAGGAGCTTCGCCTCATGGATGCGAAGGAGGAGACCCCGCCCGATCTCCTCCGGGTCACCCTTTATCACTATTTCGATCGCCCCCGGCTTCGCTACGTCGTGATGTGTGAGGAGACGCCCGATCCTCTCCTCGAAGCCGACTGGCCCTATCCGTTTCGGGACCGCTACCCGTTTCGGATCATGCGAGCCGCGGGCGATGAGGACGAGTTCTACCCCGTGCCGACCCTTCTTCGCTACAGCCACCCGCAGCGGGAGATCAACCAGGCCCGCTCGATCCTCGCCCGCCACCAGCGGGCAAGTGTGCGGAAGCTTCAGTATAACGGGAAGCTCTCGCCCACCCAGAAGCGGCAACTGGAGAGCGACGGGACGCTGGGGGTCGTCCAGCTTGAGGGCCAGGAGCGGATCACCGAGATCCCCCACGCCCACGTCCAGGCGGAAATCTTTCGCTCCGAGGAGGCGGCCAAGGGCGACCTTCAGATCCTTGCCGCGATGAACGCCTACGAGGCGTTCTCCGAGCCCACGAAGAGGCTAACGAGTGCTGAGGTCCAGGCGATCTCGGCCGCGGGGGGAGCACGGGCCAAGGCCGAGCAGGAGGCGTTTGAGGCGTGGGTCTCCCAGGTGGGGCAAGACACGCTCGCCTACGTGCAAAGCTACACCTCCTCTCCGTTTTCGGTGCCCGTGTTCGAGGGGGCGGGGGTCTCTCGCTTCCGGGACTTCACCCTGGAGGAGATCCAGGGGGAGTATTGGGTGGAGATCTACGTAGGGTCCACGATGATCCCCAATCGCCAGGCATTGTCCGAGCAGATCGGGATGATCATGCAGTCGGCTCCTAACATGGCAACGGCCGTGGCGCAGGGCGACCAGGTGGGGATCAACTTTAGGCTTCTTCTTCGGGCGATCCTGGAGGGGATCCCGGAGATCAAAGACCCGACGAAGATCGTGGCGGATCAGGGAATGGACCCGATGGCTATGCTCTCCCAGATACCGCCCGAGGAGCTTCTCAACATCGTGCGCCAGGCGGGGGGACTGCCTGGCGCTGGCGGGGGGGCCCAGCCCACCCCGCCCTTCCCCGGCGTCTTTCTCCCGGACGGCTCGATCGATCGCCTCTCCGAATCCGACCAGTGGCTTCGAGACAGGTCCGACGAAGACCTCGCGGAGTTGGCCGCCTATCAGTGACAGGAGATGAGACGTGGACGATCTCAACCAGATCATCCAGCAGGCGATCGGGAACACCGGGGGAGGCGAGATGCCTCCCAGCACGGCTCCCCTGGATCCGCCAGCACCGGGTAACGATCTCGGCTACGCAACACCGGAGGGGGGACGAGTGCCGTCAGGCCAGATGGCACCCGAGCCTCCCGCGCCGCCTGCGTCTCCCGATGAGTTCCCGGAGAACTTCGACTACAACACCCTTCCCGAAGACCAGAGGCAGGCGTATCGGCATTGGCACGCGGCCTACACCAAGGCGCGCCAGAAAGATGCCGAGCGTTTGCGCGAGCTTGAGGCAAGGGGAAGCGAGTATGTGGGGCTCGACCCCGAGGCCGCCCGGATCGCCTCCGACTACCAGGCGAGGCTAGCGCAGGGCGACTTCGCGGGAGCGAGCCGGATCTTATCTGAGCAGCAGCAGGCGCTCGCGATGATGCAGGGGGGCTATGGCCCCGGCTACGGGCCGGGGTTTGCTCCGGGCTATGGTCCGGGCGGCCCGTCTCCCTACGCACAACCGGGCGCCCAACCATACCAGGACGCCTACCAGGGTAGCTACGATCAGGGCGAGTATCAGGCGCCGGACCCGATCGCCGCGCAGCTTCAGGCCATCCAGGCCCAGAACCGCATGTGGCAGATCAGCCAGGAGCTTAGCGCGTTCCAGCACAGGCTCGGCCGAAATCTCACGCCTATGGAGCAGAGCCGGATGATGGCCTTGAAGAACCAGGCCCCCGCGCTCTCTTTCGAGCAGGTGTATCAACTGACCCACAGGGCAGAGATGGAGCGAGAGATCGTGGAGCGCGTGACGAAGGACATCGCAAAACGTCTCTCGGCAGGGGGCGGGCAGCCGCCGCCGCCCGCGGGGGCGCCGCCGCGCGCTCCCATCGGGAACCAGGCCGAGCCCGTCGAGCGGGCCGACATCATCGCCCAGGCGGTCGCCCAGGCCACCAGAAACGGCTACTAGGTAGGCTCCTGGGAGGGACGGGCACGGCCCGATCCCAGGAGAAAGTGAGTGCCAGCGCCACACAGCGTTTTTTCACAGGCCTTGTCGGCCTCGATCTACAACTACGTCTCTCGTGGCAAGTTCGCGGACAACATCTACGACGGATTGCGGACCCTGCAAGCCCTCCGTGACATGGGGGCCAAGGAGAAGATCGACGGCGGTCAGAGCATTGTGGTCCAGCTCGAATACGCCGAGAACGCGACCGCGGAGTGGATCGGTCCCTACGGCACGTATAACCTGAACCCCCAGGACATTCTCACGAGTGCCCAGTTCAACTGGAAGCAGATCGCGGGATCCGTGATCCTGACCGATGAGGAGCAGGTGCAAAACTCGGGGCACGCCCGCCTGGCCTCCCTCATCGACATCAAGATCAAGAACCTCCAGAAGTCCCTGCGGACACGGATGAACGAGGCCCTCTTCAACGACGGGACGGATCCTTTGAAGCCGGTGGGTCTCGACGCCGTGATCCTGACGACGGGCACCTACGGTGGGATCTCAAGGACGGACAACACCTGGTGGCGGGCGAACGTGGATGCGACGACCGAGGCCCTCTCGGTCGCCGATATGGTCACGATGTATAACGACGCCTCCCACAACCTGGACTATCCGAAGATCATCGTGACCACCCAGGCCCTCTACGAGCGTTACGAGGCGCTCGCGCAAGCCTATCAGGAGATCCAGCATCCGGGAACGGGGGGTGTCGCCGACCTTGGGTTCGAGCACCTGCGCTTCAAGGGCCGCCCCCTCATCTGGGATGACGACGTGCCCGCGGGCACGATGTACTTCCTGAACCCGGATTACTTCAAGATCTTCTGCCACAAGGACTGGGAGTTTCGGGCGATGCCGGTGCAGAGACCGGCGAACCAGCCGTTGGAGGTCCACGTCGTCAGTTGGTTCGGGGCGTTTGCCTGCTCCAACTGCCGGATGCTGGGCGCTCTCCGCAATAAGTCCTAGATCGGACAACAAGGAAGCGAGGTAACAGGTGACGACTGCCTATCCGATGGTTCCGGCGTTCGATCAGGACGCCTTTTCGGCGGCCGGGGGGCATGTGCGTTCCCGGACGTGGATCGACGACGCGGGGAACGTCCGCTCCCAGAACGTGAAGTGGCTCTTTAACGACACGGGAGGGGCGGCGGTGCTCGGGAAGCCCTACGTGATCCGTTTGAACGCGGAGGGGAACCAGAACCCGTCGATCGCGGCGATTGCGGCGGCGCCGACCGATACGCCGGAGCACATTGCGGTTGCGATCTCGGCGGTGCCCGACCAGACCTGGGGCTACTTCTGCACCGAAGGGTTCGTTGAGGCCCTCTGCGACGGGACGACGGATCTTACGAAAGGCGACTACGTGGCGGTGGACGTGTCCCTTGGAGGCTTCAAAGAAGACACGACGACCCGGACCAAGAACAGCTTCGGGATCTACCAGGACGACACGGACGAGACCACGAACGCGACCCTGACCAACCGGCTCATCTATCTCGACGGGACCGCCAACGAGATTCTGGCGTAAGGAGGCGCGTCATGAGTGTGCTCCCGGCGACTTCTCCGGGGACCAACCGAAAGGCGCCTCCGGGGATCTATCAGTCGCAGGCGGGGTGGGACTACAACGGAAACGGCAAGCCCTACCACTGGACTTACTGCTACAACGCGACGGGCGGGGCCTTAACGAAGGGGGGCGTCTACGGGGTGAGTGTCTCCGGGGCCTCGGCGACGACCGAGAACCCGAGACTTCAGACCCCGGCGATCAACGGAGGGGCGCACCAGCAGTTCGTGGTGGCCCTGGAAGCCTCGGCCAACAACTCCTGGGCGCGGGTTGCGACCTGGGGGTATGTCGAGGCGCTCGTCGAGGGGACGACCGACGTTGCCGCCGACGACGCGCTCATCGTGGTCCCCGGCCAGTTGTATCTCATCAAGGCCGGGGGCCTGGGTCTCTCCCAGATCGCGGAGGCCCTGGAGGCGCAAACGAGCAATTCCGCGGTGCTCGCCGACATCTTCCTTCGCGGGCAGGAAGCGCCCACCCAGGCGGGCGGGGTCCAGTATACCGAGATCGCCTTAACAAACGCCCAGATCAAGGCGCTGCGCGCGACCCCGATCACGCTGGTGGCGGCGCCGGGGGCAGGGAGGGTGCTGGAGTTCATCTCGGCCGTGCTCCTCCTCGACTACGGGGGCACGAACGCCTTCACCGAGACCGCGGACAACCTCGCCGTGAAATACAACAACGGCTCGGGCGCCGCCGCGTCGGAAACGATCGAGACCACGGGGTGGATCGATCAGACCGCGGACACCATGACGATCGCGGTCGCGAGGAACGATCAAATCGTGGCAAAGTCGGGCTGCGAGAACCTTCCTCTCGTTCTCCACAACACCGGAGACGGCGAGATCGGAGGCAACGCCGCCAACGACAACGTGATCCGGGTGAAGGTCGCTTTCAGGATCCACATCACCGGGTGGTAGGCGATAGGCGATAGGCGATAGGCGATAGGCGAGAGTGAAGGCAGGGTCTTGTTCGGCCTATCGCCTGTCGCCTATCGCCTATCGCCTGGAGTGAAACGACATGCTACGCGATTTCATCCCGGAATCGAAGGGAAAGCCCGAGGAGCCCTCGCTCGCCTTCCGGGACTTCGTGCCGGAAGGGGGGCTGCCGCCGGGCCTGATCGATAAGGGGGCGAGGTGGTCGAAGCCCCGCTCCGAGCGGGACGAGCCCGCGGAGGGAGCGCCGCTGCTCGGGAAGGACTTCATCCACGAGGTCCAGATCGTAGAAGGCGAAGGCGCTCCAGGCTCCACGCTCCACGCTCCAGGTGAGGCGCCCGGAGACTTTAACCTGGAGCCTGGAGCCCGGAGCGTGGAGCCGACCTCTATCCCCGAGCCCGAGCGCCCTCCCGTCCCCAAACCGGAAGATCGCGCGGGCGAGTTCGAGATCCCACCGGGCTACGAACTGAAGGGGATCGACGAGAACGGAGAGCCGATCATCAGGCGGAAGTCGGGCCGTCTCTCCAAGGAGGAGCAGGCCAAGAAGGACGCCTGGGACGCGGAACAGAAGGCAGCCGAAGAGGCGGGCGCGAAGGGTGGGGCGGCGAGACCCGGCCACGGGCACGGGGCGCAGCAGCACCACACGCACAAGGGGCGCAGGCCGTAAGCGATGGCGCGCGGGACTGCTTTCGAGTATGAGGTAGGCCAGTCGGCGAAAGCCTTCTCCCTCTACTACGAGAGGCTCCCCTCTGGCGGGGTCCGGGGAGAGGGGGGCACGCGCTTCGTCCGGGTCAATCCCTACGACGGCTTCTTTGTGCTCGGCGGGATCTTTTGTCCTGTCGAGATGAAAAGCCAGAAGGACGAGGGCGCGTGGCCCCTCTCGTCTCTTCAGCCCCACCAGAAGGAGGGGCTCGCCCGCGCGCTCCATCACGGAGCGTGCCCGTTCGTGGCGGTGAATTTCCGTCGCCGTCCGAACGCGAAGGGGAAGCCCGTGCTTCACAATCAGGCGTTCCTCATCCCGTTCTCGCGGTGGGAGGCGTGCGAGGAGGAGTGCCGGGCGGCAGGCCGGGTCTCCGTGGCCTTTCAGTGGTTTGCCGGGGGCGTGGTGGGCGTTCCGATCGCGCGCCTCCCCAAGCACGACCTTCAGCCGCCCGTCTGGGACTTGCCGTCTGCGATCCTTCACGCCTCCCGCAGGGCCGGGAACCCGGCCTACGAGCCCCTCGTGACCGTCCTTGAGACGGGTTTCTACTCGCGCCGCGCCTGGGAGAAAACGAAGGTCGAAGGAGTCTCCCGGTGAGCGAGGAAGCGATCCTCGCGTGGAGCGGGGTGCTTCTCTTTGCCTTCCTCGTCGGGATCGCGACAGGGATCGCGATCGGGCGGGATATGGAGCGGGCACACCGTCGTAAGGAGCACGACTAACCGATGGCCGTGGTGGCGGGAATCTTCAAGGCGTCGGACGGACTGCCCAAGGACGGGGCGACCTGCAAATTGTGGACGCTCGCGCAGTTCGGGGGCACGCATCCGGCCAAGGACACGGCGCTCCCGGTCACGGCTGCCGTGCAGACCCTCTCGGGCGGCACAGGCGTAGCCTACGGGGGGAACGGGCACTACCGCTTCACGGGGGTCACCTCGGGGGACTACGTGGTTTCCGTCGAGTGGAACGGAGCCCGCGTCTACGACGCCTTCACGATCGAAGCCTCCTCGGGCACAGACGTGAAGACCTACGGGGCGACCGGAAATGGCACAACCGACGACACCTCCGCGATCCAGGCCGCGCTAAACGATACGGCAAACGGCCACCTGCTCTTTCCCCCCGGCACCTACAAGGTGCAGACGCTTTCGATCCCCAGCCGCACGGGGCTTGTGATCGAGGGGGAGGGGGCGACCCTCCTGATGAGCGGGACGGGCTCCTCGTCCGCGCCCCAGGGTCTTGCCCTTTCGGGAACGTGCCGGGACATCACGATCCGAAACCTCCGGTTCCTTGGCGACGGGGTAGCCGCAAACTACCACGCGGGGTTCAAGATCCCCAATGCGGTGACGATCTCGGGGCTTCGGATCGAGAACTGCCACTTCGAGACCCTCACCTGTGGGATCTTCGCCGTCCGCACCGCATCCGGCGCCTGGACCGACATCACCATCGATTCTTGCGAGTTTGAAGACATCATCGGGACGGGTGCTGGGCAAGGGCGAGGGATCTACTGGAGCACGGGGTCGCTGGAGCCGCAGGGGCTCGTGGTACGTTCCTGCGACTTCGAGGACACCGATCTCCACTCCGTCCACGTCGCCAACGGAACCGGGATCGAGGTCGCCTCTTGCACGTTCCGAAACCACCGAAACGCGCTCGCCTCGGGGGCGACCCTACCGGACGTTCTGGTGGCCGCGGGCAGTAACATCGTCATTGAGCGGAACCGATTCTTCGCAGGATCAGACGGCGCGATTGCCGTCGCCCCCACGGGGGCCACGATCGCTCGGGTCAGGATCGTGGGGAACCAGATCAAAAGCCCACTACAGAACGTCGCCGACATCACCGTGGGCTCGGTGGACCCGGACGATTCCCTAGGTGGCGGCACGGGGGGCACGATCGAGGATTTCCTTATCGAAGGAAACGAGGTTTACAAGAGCGGAGTGGACGCGCCCTTCATCCTCGTCAATTCCGGGCTCGAAGGGATCATCGCGGGGAACCGCGCCCAGATGCTCTCGGTCACCGCGGCAAACACCCCGGTCATCAGACTTCTGGGGGCCGACGAGACCGCGGGCACGAGCGGCTACACCGACGATCTTCTCGTCACGGGAAACCAGGCGGTCGTGACACTCTCCGGGGGCTCGGTAAACGGAATCGAGTTTGGGAGTGCCCTTTGCGCCTCGGGCGCGCAGCTTCGGATCGTGAACAACTGGTTCTACGGGGTGACCGCCTACTTCCGGTCGGTGGCGAGCATCCAGAACGACAACCTGTTCGTGGACGCGCTTTCGATCGGGGCCGCGAACCTCGGGCTCACCTTCGACGCCTCCTCCTATCTGATGGAGGGGACGCTGGGACCCGTGAACCTCACCGGGGGGATGCGCCTCGGCTCCCCCAAGAGGATCACGGCAAACACGAGCCTTCGCCCCTGGGAGACGTTCGTGATCGTCACCACGGGCGCGTCCAACGTCACGGTGACCCTGCCTGCGATCTCGGCAGCAAGAAGTGCGACCGATGTCGCGGACGGGACGGTTATCGTCATCACGAAGGCCGACGTGGGCGCAGGGGTCGTCCTTCTGGATGCGGCAGGCACGGAGCTGATCCTCTGGGCAGGGGCGACCGGGGCCTTCCCCGTCCTTGGCAAACTCCACTCCTCGATCACTCTCATCGCCGACAACACCAATTCCGCCTGGTGGGTGATCGGGAGTAACCGGATCAACGCCCCCCACACCTGGAAGTCGATCGCGACCGGAGACAGTCCGTATGCCGTGACCGATGTCGATGAGGTCATCAAAGCGGACACCTCCGGGGGCAACATCGAGATCGACCTGCCCGCGACCACCAACCGGGACGGGAGGCGCATCAGGATCGAGCGCCCGAGTGCGAGCAACACCCTGACCCTGGACCCGGACGGGACCGAGCAGATCGACGGCGCAGGCGCAGGAACGGCGGTGACGCTGGCGGCGGCTGCCGGGAACTGGTGGGAGTATCAGGTCGCAAACGGCGAGTGGAAGCGTGTAGGCGGTAGGTTCTAGGAGAAGCATAAAGTGGAAGACGATCGGATGCGCTCACTGGTTGGCCGGGACATCCGTTTTAAAAGGGAGGAGACGGAGGAGATGTTCTCTCCCGACAGCTTCACCGGCCCTTACCGGGTGACGGGGGAGAACCCGTGGGGCCTCTTCGTGCGCGGGGAGGAGGGCCTCTTCTTCCTCTCGTGGCCTGACCTTGGAATCTTGAAGATCGAGGAGGAGCACACGAGACCTTCCGGCGGCATCATCTCCGGGCTCTACCGGGAGAAGGGAGAGTGACGTGCCAGCCCTTTCCTCATCTGTTCCATATCCGCGTTCAAGACTGACGCTCTCCGAGATCGTAACACGGGTCAAAAGGGATCTCTCGCTCGACGGGAGCAATCTCCTGTCTACGGCAGACATCACCGAGTGGCTGAACCAGGCGCAGGAGATTTTTGCGAGAGAGACCCTCTGGTTCACCTATGCCCTCTCGCTTTCCACCGTCATCAACCAGGCGGAATACGCCTTCCCGGACGCCGCGGCAGCCCAGGTGCTCACGGTCGAGTGGGTCAGGCTGGACGATCAGGATCTCACGCCGATGCGTAGCCAGGGGAGGCTCGACTTCTCGGCCTTTGACTGGCGGGACCAGACGGGCCGCCCCACCCACTGGTGGCTCCGGGGGATGAACGCGATCCGCCTCTGGCCGACGCCGAGCACGGCCTCCTCAAACGGGCTGGATGTCTACGGCCGGGGGCTGCCGCCCGTCGTGCTCGAAGCGGGAGACCAGTTCTACATCCCAAACGGCTTCGACGACGCGCTTCAGAACTACGCCAAGATGATGGCGACGAGGAAGGACGCGCACGGGGAGGGGGCAAGGCGAGCGGGTCTCTACGAGCGGGACTGGGAGATGGCGCTTGAAAAAGGGAAGCGCGCGGTCGCCCAGTCGGACGAGTGGGAAGAGGTGGGGCTGGGGAGAGACGCGCTGCGCGGCGCGTCTTCCGGGTATCGCCTGATCCCGCCGTTTACGAATCTTTCGAGCCCGTTATGAGGATCGAGGAGTATCAGCCGACCCCGTTTCAGGCGAGGTTTCACGAGAGCCCCCGTCGCTACCGGGCGCTTGTGGGCGGGGTGGGCTCGGGGAAGACGACCGCCCTTCTCGTGGACGCCGTGAGAATGGCAGAGAGCACGAAGAGGAAGGAGATCCTTGTGGCTGTGCCGGGGGGTCTGGCTCCGTTCGTGACCGCGAAGATCGAGGCGCTTCTCGGCCGTGGTCCGGGACAAGCGGGCTTGTTCTCGTTTCCGATGGGGAGCCGGCTCTCTGTCGTGACGGTGCCAAGGGGCGAGGGGAGAACGCTTCTTGGCGGGCAGTGGGCCGCAGCCTACGTCACGAACGCCGGGGATCTCACCGCTTCGGACTACGCCTACCTCTTCACGCGCATCCGGGTTCCGGGACTGGACTACCGGCTCTCTCTGGAGGACGAGGAAACGGACTTCATCACCAGGCTCCCGGATCTCCCCGAAGGCGAGGATCTCGTCGTCTTCGTCCCACCCACGAAGAGGAACCCTCATGCCCCGCCCTCTGGCGCCCTCTAGAACGGCGGTCTTCCTGGGCGCATCGGATGACTCGGGCGTCGAGCTTCCAAACGACGCGGCATCGATCATCCGTAACCTCTACCGGGACCGGGGGAAGCTGGTGGGGAGGAAGGGGACCGCGCCCCACAACGACCGGGATCTGGCAGGCTCGGGAACCGAGATCGACGGGCTCTACTGGGCGCGTATCGAGAGCGACGATCACCTCTTTGCACTTTTTGGCGGCCACGTCTACGAGTGCTTTACGCCTGCGCCCCCCACGGTGCTGATCGGCGGCTCGTCGAAGCTGACCCCGGGCTCCCCCGTCACGTTCGCCTGGATCGATCAGAAGGTTTACGTAGGCGACGGCACGCTCCCCAATATCCGGCTGGACGCCACCACCGCCGCGCAGGTCTTGCCGAGTGCGCCTGGGACGGGGATGACGGCGACCCCTACCCTTGGCGGCAGCTTAACCGTAGGCGTCGTCTACACCTACCGCGTGGTCTTTCTCGGGCACGACGGGGAGGAGACGGCTCCCTCGGCGATTGTGACGGCTGCCGCAACGAGCGCGGGCTTCCAGCAGATCCGCCTGGCGAACATCCCCACCGCCCCCGCGGGTCAGGACTGCACGGGACGGCGCATCTACCGGATCGCGGCCTCGGGGACGACGCACAAGGTCTTGACCACCATCGCCGACAACGCGACCACGACCTACGTCGATACGATCGCCGACGCCTCCCTCGGAGCCAACCTCTCCTCCCAGGATAGACGGGCGATGCCTCCGTGCGCTCTCCTCATCTCCCATCTGGGCAGGCTCCTCGGCGCTCGCTCCTACAACGCCTCATTCAACCGGCAGACCCTCTACATCTCCAACTTCCGGGAGCCCTGGTGGTGCCCTGCCGCCCCCGATCTGGAAGACCCGAACCAGGGGACCGAGATCGCGCTCCAGTCTCCTTCTGCCGGGGAGATCACGGGCCTGGCCTCCCACGGGGACCGGGCCTACGTCTTCACCTGGGACAGTTGTTTCATGCTGATCGGGGATCAGCCCTTGGACTTCTCCCTCAAAGAGTTCGTGAAGATCGGATGCGTGGCCCACCGCACGATCCAGTCGGTGCGCGGGCGCTTGATCTGGCTCGCGGCAGACGGCGTGTATGAGGCCAGGCCGGGGAACGAGGTCAGGCGTATCAGTGAGCCGATCGAGACGTTCCTGAAAGGAAGAACGGCCGAGGAGCTAGCGGCATCGCACGCCTTCATCTTCGACGACCGCTACTACCTGTGCGTAGCCGGCGAGGCGAGGGTGCTGGACCTCGAATACTCCGACTGGCCTCTCTTGCAGTGGGGGGAGATCACCCAGTGGCCGTGGAACTGTAGCACGGTGGCGTATGCGGGGATGACGAGGCTTCCCCGGATCTTTGCAGGACGGCAGGACACGCCCCGCGTCTGGGAACTGGAGACGGGGGAGGACGATAACGGCACGGCGATCCCCTGCCTCTACGAGAGCCCCCACTGGGATCTGGGGAACCCTGGGCGCGAGAAGCGCATCCACTACGTGGGAGCGACGTTCTCGGTCGGATCAGGCACAGCCTCGGTCTCCCTGGCACGGGGGACGGGAGCGGCAATCGAGACCTACTCCGTGGACCTTGCGACCCCGAGTGAGACGGCAGGGGAGATCGTCCGCTTCTTTCAGCGAGCGGTGGAGCAGGCAAGAGGCGAGTATTTTCAGGTGGCCGTCAGCCACAACAAAACGGCCCCGTTCCAGATCCTTGCGCTCGACACGCTCTGGAGTCTCGCGACATGAGATGCGAGATACTGGCTCTTGGTGTTCTTCGCCGTCTCAAAGAGGGCGTGGAGGAGCCTGAGTTTCGCGCCTTCGTCTACGAGCACGCAAGCGCGGAGAGCGGCCCGCCTGATCCCGAGCACGCGATGCTCTCGGGGATGCTCGCCGTCCACGAAAAAGAGATCGACGATTGCGAGACGGCAGCCAACCGCGAGGCCGCCTACAACTCCCTCGTGCGGGTGAAGCTCATCAATCTCGCCCACTCGTTTGCCAGAGAGATTACCCCAGGACTAGCCAGGGAACGAAGGGAGTGGGTGTTTGAGGGACGGGAGCCCGCGGCGTTCCCGCCTCTTGGTGACCAGACCACGCCCAGTGGGTGGTTCATGGCGGTCTGGTGGAGGGAGCCGTGACACGGGCACTCGTCCTCGTTCCTCGGAGAGTGAGCCCCTGGATCCGGTGGGTGGGACTTGGGGGACGCTACAGTGAGCGAGCCATCTGGCTCACGACGGGGGACGTGATCTCCGCATACGAGGTGTGGCCTGCCTCCAGGCTTCCCATACGCTGTGCTCTCTGCGGGGCTAGCGGATTACCCTACACTTCTCCGTTTTCACCCCTCCTCTGGGCGGGTAAGATCCTCTGGTGTTGCCACATCCATGTGGTCCAGATGCCGTGGCTGGCCGAGAGGATGAAGGAGAGGGCAGAGGAGACGCACCGCGAGGTGTGCCGTCTCTACCCCCGCTTCGATGATACGGCCGCCCCCGGCGAGGAGTGGGTATGATGAGCGGAAAATCCGGCGAGAAGTGCGCCTGTTGCGGGCACGTCAAGGGATGGCACGAGGATCTGGACGGCGAGTGCTCTATCGGTGGCTGCGACTGTAAGGGGTTTGCGGTGGCTCCTGGCTCCGAGCGCCTGGCGCCTGGCCCGGACGATTCCCACCAGGAGCCAGGAGCCAGGAGCCAGGAGCCATCGGCTCTCACTCACCCCGACGAGATCGCCTGCCTGACCTGCGGCCATATCCGGGTGCTCCACGAGAGTTCGGGGCCGGAAGGGGTCGTGGTGGGGAAGTGCGGGCAGAGCGGGTGTGACTGTGAAGAGTTCGACCCGGCCGAGGATGTCGAAGCGGCCGATCTTCACTACCGGGAGCACAAGAGTAGCGACCCTGCCGTGCGCGAGAAGGAGCGGGAGGCCGAGGAGCGCGCGATGGCTCGGGACCATTCGCATAACCCGACGATCCCCGGTCCCAAAGACGAGCCGAGGTATGAATGAAAAGATGGCTCTTGACAAAGCCTCCGCTTTCTGCTTTGGTGGGCAACCGACAGAACCAATATTACCGGATCTTGCATTAGGGAGAAATAAGGATGGAGGAACCCGTTCCTTGTTCCTGCTGTAAGCGGACGGTGGAGTTGCAAGAGACGACCATGTGTCACGGGTGTCGGAAGCTCGTGTGTCCCCGCTGCGCGCCGAAGAGGGTCTGCTGCAACTGCTCGGGGAGAGGAACGTGTCGGTAGAGCCTCTCGCGGAGGTGCGGCTCTCGTGCGGGCGGTTCTATCTCTCGGTCGCGGGGATCGCGGTCGCGATGGAAGGGGACAAGTGCCGGGAAGGTGACCTGCCCGACGAGGTGTATCCGCCGATCCCGGATGAGGAGTTGGCGACGGCCACGATTGGCGGGGAGCCGATCGCCGACATGGACCCGAGGATCATCCGTGTCTTCCGAGGCGAGCGGTGGACGGAAAGTATGCTTCGCTACGTGGCAGGTAGGATCAACGAGGTGAGCCGTGGCGGATAGCCCCTGGATCTGCTTTGCCTGCGACTGGCGAGGAAGGGAAGAAGAAACGGTGATGGCCGAGGTGAAGACGCTTCCCTGGATCCCGGCAGCCATCCTTAAAGATGAGGGGGAAGCCCGAGTCCCCGGCGAGCGGTGGCGGTGCTGCCCCGAGTGCGGCGAGATCGTCTATCAGTTGCAGGCGGGTGCCCTGAACGATAGCCACAAGGGGAGGGAGGCGCCCCGTGCCTGACCCACGGATCCGCTACCTGGAGGACAACGCCCCCGGCGTGCTTCCCAGAGGCCCGCAGGCGCCCAACCGCAGGCACACCCTGGTCGATCAGTTGCTCTCCAACGAGAAGGCAGACGCAGGCAACGCGATCGTGGAGGATCTCACGGTCACGGGCGCCTTCGTCCACACGGGGGCAGTGATTTCCGAATACGGGGCAGGCGGGGCGACCCGTGGGGGACCGTTCGTGCAGAGCTACGCGACGGCGGATCCTACGCTCTCGGCCTACACCCCGGACGTGGAGAACGCGGCTTACACGGGCCTGGCGTCGGGCCTTGGCGGCACTCCCTACGCGAGCGTTACCGACCTCAACGCATTACGCGTTGCCACTGAGAACCTGCGGACGTTCGTGGAGGATGCGGTCGCCCTGCTAAACAGTGTGGTCGATTACTTCCAGACGAGGGGAACCTTCGGCTAGAGAAGGTGGGGCGCACGGTCTGCCCCCCGCGCGCCCCGTTGGTCTTACGCGTAAGGACCGCTTCATCCTATCACTCTCCGACGTAGGAGGACGAGTGTTCGTGTCACAAGGAGACTGCCTGTGCCCGGACCCAACGATCTGGCCTCCATCACTTTGAAGCGTGTCGTGGGCGTAGACGGGTGCCCGAGGCTCACCGTCACGACCTGGGTCTCGGGGGCGGCGGGCGATCCGATGCGGGCGGTCCAGTGTTTGAAGCACGGGGTGACACTCACCTTAGAGCAGGTGATCCGGGGAGAGATCCCCCTTCCCGGCAACGGCGAATATCTGGCTCTGGATCTCCCGGAGGAGAGGGGGTGACCGGCGTTGAGAAAGAAGAAGAAGGGATCGAAAGGCGGGAAGGGCGGGATGCCAAACGCCTCGGACCTCAAGAACCTGGGCTCCTCGAAGGGCCACAAGAGCGGGCACTACTGATCGAGGCGGCCGATCCCTGTTCGGTCTGGGAGGCAGGAGAGCTTCTCGCCCTCGCCTTCGTCGCCGATGGCTACAACGCCACCGACTACGAGGTGCATCTGGCGATGGCGGAAGCGAGCCAGGCGATCCAGACCGGAAGGGCAACCGTCCTTTTTGCCTGGAGCCTGGAGCCTGGAGCCTGGAGCCGCCCTCCCCCCATCGGCATGATCGAGGTGCGCGAGATGTCCGGGCCGCCCTTGGGGCGCCACTACCAGATGGGTAGGCTCGTAGTGGTCCCTTCTCATAGGGGTAGCGGCCGGGTGGCCCGGACACTGATTTTAGGGGCGCTATCCGTGATGCAGGACGAGACGCTCCCCATTCTTGCGATGACCGTAGGGCGCGCGATCCCCCGGTCTTACGGCAGGCTCGGGGCCATCAAGATCGGGGAGGTCGCGGCAGGCAGTGTGAGAGAAGTGAAAAGGAGGCTCTATGGGAAGCGCGGCGCTTCCGATCGTGGGGGGAGCCCTCGGGCTCTACTCGGCGGGGTCGGCGGCACGGAACCAGAGGCGGGCGGTGCGCGCCCAGGAGGGGATCGCCAGGAACCAGACCCAGCTATTTAGGCAGACCTCCCCCTACTACAACCAGGTGTTACAGCTTCTCTCGCAGAACGCCGGGATCGAGATCCCTGGCGTGACGACCCCTGCCTCCGGGGTGAACCGATTCGGGCCGTGGACGGGACCACGAAACCCTTATGAGGCAGGGCGACCCCTGTCGGCAACAGGCAACCCATCGGTTGGTTCGTCACCCCTCCCGGCCGGAAGCGGGGCCTTGCCCGGTAGCTTGCTCGGGATCTACAACCAGAACGAGCAGGATAGGCTCGCCCTCGGGGCTGCGGAAGACGACATCGGGCGGATCAGGGAGGCTAGAAACCAGCAGTTGCGGTTCCAACTGGGGAGGCGAGGGGCGGGGGAGGCCACGATCAGTTCTGCGCTCGCGCAAAACGAGGGGGACTACCAGAGCCAGATCGCGGCGTTTCGGCGGAACCTTGCGCTTGCTGCAAGAGGTGAGCAGGAGCGGCGTCTGATGCAGCTCATCGGGGCGCTCGCGCCGGGACTTGGGCAGGGGAGTGCGGCGGCGGGGATCTACGGCGGTCAGGCAGGACTCTACGGGGGCCAGGCGGCGGCGGCAGGTCAGGGGGTGGGCTCGTTCCTCTCGAACTGGATGCTTGCGGAAGCGATGCGGCGCCGTGGGACGGGCGGGATCGCGGGGCCGCTCGATCCGCTGAACTCCTACAGCCCTTACGGGGCGATCGACGGCTCATGGTGGAGATGAGATGACGGACGAAGAGGCCAGAGAGATCACCGACCGGGCACTCATGGATTTCTCCGACCCGACTCTCAAGGAAGCGTTCGAGCGGACGATCACGCTCGCCATTCCCATCCACCAGAGGTCTGTCCTTCACGACGTGATAAAGGCCGTGAAGAAGATCCAGAGCGACTACTGGAGGTGAGCCGTGGGCTCTGCCATTGACACGCTGGGCAGCGGGCTTCTCTCGGCCGGTCCCCAGGCGCTCGCGGGAATAGCCACAGGCAGGGCGCGTGCCCAGGACTACCGCTACCGGGAGGAGCAGTCGCGGGCGCGTCTTGACGCCCAGCGTATGCAGAGTATGCTCACGATGCAACGCCTCCTCGTGGATCTGGAGAACGCGCGCCGTCAGGGGGACCGGGAGGACAAGCAAAGGATCGACAAGCGGATCTCGGAACTCACCGACATCATCCTGAAGGAGCCCGAGGCGTTCGCCGCGATGCCGGAAGCCACGCAGGAGCGGATCCTCCTTGAGTTCGCGGGGCTCAAAGGCTACTCCCCGTATGGTCAGTATGTCCCGGCAGGGAAGCGCAGGGAGACCGTTCCCAGGGAGGGCATCCACGCCGCGATGCGGCCGACCGAGAGGACGATGACCCGCGTCGTGGATGACCCCACGGCGCAGGCCAGGGTCCACGACATCGGCGAGATCCCGCTGCCCGCCTCCGCGCAGGCGATGATCGACTACCGGAACGCGCTTGCACGCGACATCCCGGAGCGCAGGGCGCACCAGGCGCGGGTGCTGACCGAGATGCGGGAGTATCACCAGGGGCTACTTCGCAATCAGGGCCGGGGGCTAGATGTAAGGGAGACGGAAGCGAAGTGGCGCGAGGAGATCGCCAGGCAACGGGTCGTTCTCGACTGGCTGCGGACGAACGCCTACGTGGAGATGACATCGGCCCAGGCGGGCCGAATACGAAACGAACTGATCCTTTCGCTCGGGCGTCTCCCTCACTACCTCCGGGACCGGATCGATCAACTGACGCCGATCGCGATGAAGCAAGAGACGCTCCCCTCGGGACGGGTCCGGCTCTCGACCGATCCCCTTTCCGTGAGAGCGCGCGAGGAGTTAGCCGAGATCCTGGGGCTCAACGCCCAGGCGATGGCGGAGTCGCTCTCCGGGGGTGCGTCCCCTGCCAATCCCTTCGCACCGAACATGGGGCTTGTGCCGCTTACGCCTGGACCGGGAGGGCTCCCCGCGCCGCCTGCGCCTGGCGCCGGTCCCCCGCCTCTCCCACCGGCAGGAGGGCAGGGCGCAGGGAGCGCGGGAGGGACGACCCTCGGCGCCCCCACGCTCGCCCCGCCGCCCCTTCCGCCCGAGGTGATCCCGCCACCCATCCCCGGAGGAGGCGCGGCTCTTGGTCCCGGCTGGCAGCCGGGGACGGCGCCCGTCCCTCGGGGAGCGGGCACGGTGCCCCGGCCGAAGCTACCCAAGCCCAAGCGTCCCCCCGGACCCGGCGACCGGCCGATCGTGCCCAGGGGCAAGACCGGCCCCGTGGGTCATCAGGGCTTCGCCCAGCGAGACATCGACTACGTGAAGCGAATGATCGCGGACGGGCTCTACGAAGAGATCGCCAGGAAGAACCCGAAGAACACGGAAGGGGGGAAGCGCCTTCGTGACATCTACCGCTACCTGAAGGGCAGGGAGAGCCCAAGGTGAGACCGCTTGAGGAGATCCTGAAAGGGACCGAGCCCAAGAACCTCTCCCTGGAGGAGATCCTCACGCCCCCGGCCCCTCGCGAGAAGCCCCTCGTGGCCGGCGTGGCAAAGGGAGTGGACGACCCCCTCTGGCTGAAAGCGATCCGGGTGCCGGGGAAGCCCGCCGATGCTCTCAATGCGTGGTTCCGGCGGCTCACCGACGAGGGGATAGAGGCCGCAAAGAGGAATGAGCTTCCCGACCTCTCCTCCTTCGGGGAAGCGTGGGGCGCCGCCTGGCGCGCGTTCACCGATCTTAACCGCGACGTGCCCCCGACCGCCGTGCGCGCCTTCTTCGGCCTGAAAGCAGGCCAGTCCTCACGCGGCGCCTACAACGCGGGGGCGGTCGCCGACTACATCCTGGGGGGCATCCTCGATCCGTCGAACTTCCTGGCCGGCCCTGCTCTGAAGATCGCAAAGAAAGTGCCGGGGATCAGCCAGGGGGTGGCCGCGGTGGAGCGCGGGCAGGCGCGGGCCGGCGCCGCGGTGCAGGCCGGTCTGGAGAAGGCAGCCGGGACGAAGGTCGGGAGTGCGATCAGCCGCGCCGCCGCGGCGACCGCGAACGTCGGACCCACGGCCGCCATGATGCGGGAGATCCGGCGGCGCTACGAGACCCCTCTTGCCTACCGGATGCAGCAGGCGGGCCAGATCGTCCGCGAGATGGTGGCCTGGCAGCGGGCGCACTCGGCGACGAACCCGAGGTTCCGTGCGGTCCTTGACGGCTACCGCAAAGGGCTCTGGAAGACGGCAGGCGGGGGTCCGGGGGTCGATCCTCTGACCGATCTCGTCCGTCTCTACGTGCAGACGGCGGCGAACAAGGGAACGAAGACGCCCTGGCCCCCGAAGCACTCGGCCGCGCACCTTGCCATCATCCAGCAAGAAGCCCAGCTTCGGGACGTTCCTTTCGATGTCGTCCGGGAATACGGCGACCGGCTCCTCAAGCACGGGGAGGGGACGCTTGCGATCCTGCGCGCGGGAGGCGGCGAGCCCTTCGTCCACGCGCGGGGGGTGCAGTTCTCAAAGAACCTCCCTCCCAAGGGAGACCTGCGGCTTGCCCGCTTCGCCGGGGTCTACAAGGACGCGAAGGAGCGGAGCGAGGCGAGGCTTCGCAGGCGTTACTTCAACGACTACGTAAACTCGGTGCTCGCGAGGGCGCCACAGGTTGCGACGGGGGAGGTGGGGGCCGCGGCGTTCTCGGGGTCGGGGCTCACCCAGGCGAGAGCGGCGGGGATACGCCTTTTGGCCGCCGATCTCTTGAAGGAAGGGCGGTATGTGAGACCGGCGCCCCTTGGGACGCCCGTCCCCGCAGGCTGGGTGAAGATCCCGGAGGACGTGCGCGACCTTCGGAACCTTCGGGGCACGATGATGCCCGCGACCCTCTGGAACTACCTTCGGGGCGAGATCGCGCAGTCCGAGAAGGTGTTCACGAGGCTCGGCAAGGTGACCGGCCCCCCGGTCCACCCGGTGGCGCAGGTGGCGGAAGCTACCTACCGCGCGATCGGTCAGGTGACGGGGGTCGCGAAGAAGGCGTGGATCAGTTCGCTCGCGACGAGCGGAGCGAACACGGTTGGCAACCACATCCTGTCTGAGCTTGCGCTTCGGCGGGCAGGCGTGGGGCTCTCCCGCTTCCATCTGCTCCTGCCTACGGCTTTCAACCAGGTGCGCCGGTTCGCCAAAACGGGCGAGATGAGCGACGAGATCCTGGAGTTCTCGCGGTATTCCCGCGCCTTCCTGGAGACCGAGGTGATGAACGCCGGGGTCCGGGCCTCGGGGAAGAAGGGGAGCGCGGCGCTTTCCGGCCGGGTCATCGCCCCCACGGGCGGGCGGGGGGTCTACGTCCCACCGCCAGGGGAGACCGCGGGGAAGGCCGTGGGCTACCTCGCCGACATCCACGGGATGAGCGAGCAGGCGTATAAGCTGGCTTTGTATCTGTCGCTCAAGCCCAAGATGGGAGCCGAGGCCGCGGCGCGGCACGTTGAAAAGCACCTCTTCGACTACTCCGACCGGGGCGTGCTCCTTCAGGCCGCCGATCAGTTCGGGCTCTGGGTGTTCAACGCGTTCCCCACGAAGGCGCTCTCGCTCTACCTCGACACGATCGTAAAGCGCCCGGATCTCGCGGCTCGCTACCCCAGGCTCTCCCGTCTCATCCGGGGGGAGTTCGGAAAGACCGAAGAGGACGAGAAGACGCTTCCCGCCCACCGCCAGCACGCCTCGTCTCTGCCGGTATCCCGGAGTGAGAACCTGTGGGCGGATTTCACGCGGTTCAATCCGTTCGCTGGGCCGATGAACCTCATCCCGACACCGGGCAGAGAGGGACAGGCCCCGATGTCTTTCGGTGACCGGCTCTCCCTTCTCCCCGGCTACACGGCAGCCGCTCCCATCATCAGTCAGATCGAGAACCGGAGGCTCTACTCGCCCTCTTCGGACCCCGACCGGATCGTGCCCGAAGGCACCCCTCCCGACCGGGAGTGGGGATACCGCTGGCGCGAGCTTGTGCGCTCGGCGCTTCCCATCGTGCGGGGGGTGGAGCGGGCGAGAGCCGGTGCGCAAGGGGTCACGCAGTATCCGGGGAAGACGAGCGCACCGCAGGCGCCCCTGGAATCGCTTCTTCAGGGGGTGGGGGGTCTTCCCACCTTCCGGGGGGAGACGAGGGATGAGAGGGACGAGCGAAACGAGGCTCTCGTCGAGAGCCGGGGCGAGGTGTTCGACCGGGTGATGGATGCGATCGAGGCGATCCATACGGGGGTGGACGTGTCCCTCGTGCGTGACCCCGAGGTAAGAAGCCTGATCGAGCAGTTCGCGGGGAAGGTTCCCGTGGGCACGAACCCCTACCGGGATCGGGTAGCGAAGGTGACCGACCTTAACTGGCTCCTCTCCGAGAAGGATAAGGCCGCGCGCGCCCTGAAGGGATCAGGCGCGATGACGATCGGAAGAGACGGGCGGATCGTCGATCCCGACACCCTTATTGCCCAGTATCTCTGGCTTTCGGCGCTTGGGGATAGGCTCGACGAAATGGAATAGAAAAGACCCGCCGCCCGGAAAGGTAAGCGAGCGACGGGCCGAAAAGAGAAAGAACAAGAAAGGAGATTGACACGAACACCCTCCTTCGGAGAGTGATCCACGCATCCCAGGTGCCAGCGCATGACTTCTGGCCCAGGGGCTAGCGGGAGGGGACTACAGGCTCTATGGTGGCAACGTCTCCCAGGCCACCCCTCCCAGGGGGATTATCGGGGAACTACCGCTCGCTCCACAGGCCCATACGGATGAGGCGCTGTCTCGTGGTCTCGAAGCAAAGATCCAGGCGCCTGGCGGTCTCACTGATCGATCCGGTGGCGAGAAAAGTCTCTCTCACTTTGTGATCGCTTGCGTCCTTCTTTCTCGGGCAGCCTAAGGGACGGGAGTAGCCGAGGAATTTGAGGCGCCTCGTTGCGGTTGAGAGAGCGATCCCGGTCTTTTCGGAGGCGCCTTTAGCGGATCCGGTTTCTTGATAGGCGGCGATGAGTAAGGCGTCTTGACCTCGGTCTTTGGGGACCGGGATGAGCGAGGAGAAATCAGGGGAAGCGTCCGCTTCCCCGTCCAGATCAGGCCGGGCGCCCGTTCGCAGGCGCCGTGCCGCATCGGCGAGGCGCTCACTCATCTCCCGGCTAATCATCGTCGTCTCCGGGAGCGCAGCCCTGGACGAAGGTGACCTGTGCCCAGGGGAGAAGGAGGGAGCGTCTCGGATCGTTCTTCGGGATGGGACCGAAACCCGTGCTGCGAACGTCGAGGAGCAGGCCCAGGGAAAGCACACGGGTCACGGTGCCGAAGGCGCAGCCGTCTTCGCCGTAACCCACGGTCACCCAATCGCCCACTTCAGGAAACTGTCCGTTCACCTAAGAACTCCTTTCGATCACTCCTAACCCCACAAGCTCGCGTTCCCATTCATCGATCGCCTCGGCGGCCTCCAGGGCACGGCCTGACACGCTCGAAAACCGGGCCTTGTAGGTCCGCTCCTTCCCCTCGCAGACGGATTGGTAGAAGGAATTAAGGGCCAGGTCGAGCGCGTGGATCGCGTCCAGCAGGCGGGAGGTGGCTTTTCGTATCTCTTCTTGCCGATCGGTCACTTTTCGCCTCCGATCAACCCCTTTGCCTTTGCCACCTCCACGATACGAGCCGCGGCCTTCTGGTAGGAGCCCGGCTTTTTGGGGTCGAAGGTGAGAAGCATCGTCGCGATGAGCTTCAAGTTCTGGGGGACGACCGTGCCCTTCTCCACGAGCAGAAAGAGGGGCTTATCGAGCACGAGGAGAAGCCCAAGCTGCATGAGGCAGATGGGATCCGTCTTCACGCTCTCGGTGAAGAGAGACAGGAAGATCGCCGAGCCTTCGATCATCTCGGCGCTCCTACGGGCGGCGTCTTTGAGGAGGAGCATCTCCTCCGGGTCAAACGGTAGGTCTGCCACGTCACGCCCCCAACATCTGCGCACTCGACCTCTGGAACTCCACGGACCCCGTGACCTCCGGCTCTGCCCCCTGGAGCGTGTCGTGCGCGGCGATCCGCTTCTTCAGCGCCACCCCTGCCTGGTAGAGCGCCTCATTCCCTACCGTCTCAAGAGATCCTTCGGGTGTGGTGTCCGGTATTGGCAGTGAGCGAGCTTTGGCGTCATCGATCAGGCGGCCGACGTGGACGAGAAGGGCGGTGCGGGGCACCTTCGCTCCTCCGGGGGCTACGTAGTGTTCGGCGTAGGGGTGGGGGTCTGGGGGCCGCTTCATCACGACCCCAAAGCAAATCTCTCCTCCCGGCAGATCCCCGGAGGTGTCCATGTAGGGGGTGAGCCAGGTGTCCACGGTCCAGCCTGCATCCTCCAGGTCGGAGACCGTCTGGGTGAGCCAGTCGCGGTCGCAGGAGGTGTGGATCGAGTAGCGAGGTGTCATGGGTAGGGTTCTCCTTTCAGTTGTGGTAGTCCACGACCGTCACGAGGTAGCCGGGATACCGCTCCTTGATCTTCTGGATGGAACGCCTCGCGTGGTCAAGCCACGAGGGGGATTTGGGGTCGTCATTCTCCTCCCAGTGGCCGTAGAGGCAGATAGGGAGACCGCCCGCGAGCACGCGATGCACAGGCGTCCCCGGCCCCTCTCCCCACTCCTCGATGGGCAGGGTGTTGCCCGGAACAAATCCGTCCCATCGCCCGCCGATCACCCAGTAGTCCCAGTAGAAGTCGGGATGGAAGTAGGTTGTCCCCCACCGAAAGGGCTCCATCGCCTCCTCGATCTCGTCTTCTCTCCTCTGGGTGCCGGGGTGAACCACCATGAGCAGGTAGTGCGTCACAGATCCTTGTAGGTCGTCCTGATCCGCTCCATCCGGTTCCTCGCCTCCTCCAGAGGATCGAAGCGGCGACGGATCAGGGAGAAGGCGTTGCCAAGCGTGATGGGAAAGACGGCCGAGAGGGAAGAGGTGAGGGTCTCATAGACGCCCCACACCTCGGAGAGAAAGGCGGCGCGGTTGTCGCCGTCCAGGGCAAGCGCCTTCTCCTTGGCCCATGTGAGCCAGTCGCGGTAGTAGGAGGGGGTGACCTTCACTCTGCGAACTCCTCATAAGGGTCCGTGGGCTCTTGCCCTGCGGCTACGGCCACCTCGGCGTGCTTGACGAGGCGAGCGACCGAAGGAATCGCTTCGGCGAGCGCCATCGCCTGGGCAGCCGAGAGGCGGATCGATTTGGACTCCTCGATCCCGGTGATGGTGACGAGGACGTGAGGGGGTCTCGGGGCACAGGTCGTGACGGCACAGACGCCGATCGTGCCCTCGGAGGTCGCGCCTACGCCGAGTCCTGCGATCAGTTCACCCATCATTCTCCTCCTTTCGCTTTCCTTTCCCTGGCTTTGAGCCATCGGCGGGCATGGGGAAGGGGCCGCCGTTTCGGCCCTCCATCTGGGTCAGAAACGCAAGGAGGATCTGGCGGGCCATGGTCGCCATCTGGCAGCGTTGGTGCTTACAGTAGCACCAGAAGCGGATATATTCGTCGGGGAAGAGGTTCACGGTGAACTCACGCCGATAGCCCTTGGTGGGGATATTGAGGTCCTCGGCCACCGTGCGAGGCATCGTGTCGAACGGGCCTTCCATCATGGTCGTTGCACTCCCAGGCGCCAGACGTAAGACGCCAGACGCCAGTCGAACAGGGCATTAATCACTGGCGTCTGGCGTCTTACGTCTGGCGCCTGCCTTGCCCATCGCCTGCTCGACCAGGTTACGGAGCATGTGGGAGGCCGAGATGCCTCCCTTGTCGGCCTCACGGATGAGCCAGGCGTCCTGTTCGGCGGTGAGGCGGGTCTCTCGGCGAAATCGCTCCTCTCCCAGAGATTTCACGCGGTTCACATAAGGGGAGGGGCGGGGTCGTTCAGCCACGGTCATGGGTTCCTCCTTGTCGGGGTGGGATCACTCTGCGAGGCACGAGCACGAGGGTTCGTGTCACCCCTTCTCGCAAGGACAAAGGGCACGGTGTGCCAGTCTTCGGTTTCTTCCCACTCGATCACGATCACGTCGCGAGGCTTCCCCTCCTCGTCATCCGGTGGGAAGACGGTCTCCACGATCCTTTTCGGCTCGCACTCGTGGAGACGGACGGACGATCTGGGCACGAGGAGGAGCACTTCCTTCTCCTGGGGGAGAAGGGAGAGTTGGATACGCAGGTCACGGACGGTCATGGGGGTCTCCCAGTGGGGGCGGGCAGGCCCCCAGGGAAGGCTACCGGGTTCGGTTGCCCTCCATCTCGACGTAGAACTCCAGGGTATGGGCGATGCGCTCCAGGGCATCCACGGCGCGGGAGAGGACGCTCACCACCTCTGCCCCGTTCCACGGAAACTGCCGAATGGCGCTCTCCACTCCGGCAATCGCCTCTTTCAGTTCCAGGGCCGCTTCGTATTCGGCACCCATCCTAATCCTCCTTGCGCTTCTCGGCGCGGGCGATGGCGTGTTCGGCGGCGCGCGTCCTTGGCACGATGTCAAATTCAGGGTCCGGCCTTTGGCCTTCCTCATACCAGCGCGTGACAAGATCGAGGAGGTCGCGGATTGCCGCGTAGAGTTCCGGCGCGGCGGCGATGAGATGGGCGTTTGGCAACAACTCCTCGGTGCGAAGCCGAAACTCCGGTTTCTCGGGGTCTCGGTCGCCGTAGGTGTCGAAGACGCGGGCGATCAAGCGACGGCGCCCCGTCTCCTCGCGGACTTCGGTCTCACCGTCCCTTGTGACGGTCCAGGGTCCGGGTGTGTGGGTGCCCATCCTAATCCTCCTCGGGGTGTCGGGCTTTGGCGTCCAGCAGTTCCCAGTCGGGCGCGGCCTCGTCCAGTTCCACGGTTGCGACATAGCGCCAAGAGGCGCTCGGGTCGCCGAACCCGAACATGCCGATCATCTTCACGTCGCCCTCGGAGACCGAGGTGAGGACGTGGAAGCGGGGCTCGCCCGGTGGGAAGACGTAGGCATACTCACAGCCACAATCCGCCGCATCTTCCTGGGTGACGACCTGCTCCTCTTCGCTTCGCCCCCCGTGGCAGTGACACTGGGGGCGTTTGCGCCCGTCCCCCCAGCCGGGGGCAAGGGACCAATCCTTGCCGCAGATCGTGCTCCAGCCCGCGGGGTGCTCGTCAAGGAGCGTGGTGAGCATCCTCGTGAGATCCCGGCCGAAGTGCCCATTGTAGAGATCGTGGAGCGTGCGCCCCACGCCCGAGGGGTAGCCGTCCCAATGGTGGTAGCGGCCGGTGAAGCCGTCTTTCGTTTGCCTGGCGATCACGCTTCTCGTTCCCATCCTAATCCTCCTCGCGGGCGAGATACCGGGTGACGGCCTTCAGAGCCGAGAAGCGGGCCTGTTCCTTACGCAGCGTGATCCTGCGATCCTCAAGGAGCCGGGTCAGCCGCTCCACCTCGGCGCGCATCGCCCTCGTGTGCAATCTCAAATGAGCGTCCCTCGTCTCCTTGTTCTTGCCTTCGATCACCTCTTCAGCGATCAGGCGGGCCTCCTCATCGGCGAGAGCCTCTTCCGCGGTGCGCAGCCGGTCGGCGCAGCCTGCGACCTCGCGCTCGGCGGTCTCGATCCGGCCTGGGCAAAGGAGGATCTCGGTCACGTAGTCATTGGGCTTGGCTCCGTTCACGGCGTGCCTCATCTGCTCGCGTGCGATCGTTGTGGTCATGGGTAGGGTGTCCTTTCTTTGGCTCCTGGCTCCTGGCGCCTAGCTCCTAGCACGGCCAGGAGCCGGGAGCCAGGAGCTAGGCGCTGCCTTTACGGAATTGTATCACACTCCTCCGCGTGTGTCACGTATCTGCTACGGATACCTCCTCCGGTCGATATCCCAGCCATCGAACCAGGGACCGAGGCGGCGGGTGCGGGCCTTGCCTGCCGCGCTCGTGCAGGTGCTGCTGCTCGTTTCGGGGTCGTTGCAGTGCGCCTGGGCTTCGGCGAGTGTCAGCCGGTCCAGGATCGTGCGCCGGTAGCCCGGACGGTTGAAGTAGAACCGGATGACCCGGTAGATGCGCTCCTCACGGTCGATCATGGGTATCTCCTTGTTGTGTCACCATGAGCCTCTCGGCCCTACGACGTTCCATGTGCGCGGCTGTTGCAGGCTTCCGGGAGGTTGCGGCGTTTCTTCCTCCTCTTCCTTTGCCTCTGCCTTCTCGGCGAGCATGTTGGCGAGCACGGCGGGCGGCGTGGGGCCTGTTGCTATCGCGAGATCGATCGTCGCAAGGAGCCGGTTACAGAGATCGACCTCGGCCGCGGCTCTGATTTGGGAGTAGCGCGGCCGTTTGATGTGGGCAGGGGCCAGGTGCTTCGTTTCATACTCCCGGTGTTTGACGAGGAGATCCCGGACCCCCTGAAGGGTGAGGCGGTGGTTTCCACCGATATAGGTCGCCATCACTCCTCCTCTTCGTCAAAGCGCCGCTTGATCTCTTCGCGGGTGAGCTTCTCGGTGAACCAGGTCTCCCAGGGAATCTCTGGGTAATCGAAGACGCTTTCCGCCTTGCCCCGGAAGAGATCCCGATTGACGGCCGAGAGCCAGGTGTAGAAGTCGGCGAAGGCGCTCTGTGGTCGGGTGAGCATCACTACTCCCTTTCAGTCTCCCAGAGGAGACGGTCATACGCCTCTTGCCCGAGGAAGGCCCGGAGGCGAACCCTCTGCCTCCCTACCTTGTCATAGACACGGCGGGCCTCCCAGGCATTGTCGTAGCCGAGTTCACAGGCGAACTCATACGGCCCTTCGGCCTCCTCCCAGGAGGCACAGTCGCAGGCGAGGCAGGAGAGCACGCTCTCTGCGGTCGGGGGCTTCCCCTCGTGCCCCCTGCCCATCTTGAAGGAGGTGGTGAACCTCTTGCCTTCCCTGGTGAACACGCACGCCCACTTGTCATGGACCCAGAGGCGGCCGGCGCTCTCGCTCTCGCCCCTACCCTTGTAGGTGGCGGTGAAGCGGATACCCTCGGCTTCGATGAACTGCTGGGTGGTCTGCATCGTCTCAATCATCGGTCTCACCTATCGCAGCCTCGCCACGTCTTGACGAGGTGTCCATAGATCCCCCTCGCCCGATGCGAGAGGGGACAGCGGAACGGGTCATGGATCCCACGCTCTCTCAGGCGTCTGTTTGCCAGGGAGAGGATCCGGTAAAGCTGGGAGCCTTGCCCGGTATGCCACTGGGCGGCATACCGGGCAAGGGCGAGGAGTTTGTCGGTGCTCACGGCCCTTTGCCCTCGCGGCCTGCGCCTTCTCCCAGCACCTCGGGATAGTAGGTGAGCAGGGTTCGCACGGCGTCCTTCACTTCTTCGGCGGTGAAGTAGGCAGGGAAGGCGATAGCGACGAGCGCCCACTCGCAATCTTCCTCAAACCAACGGCCGCCGCCGTAAGCGTTCCGGCCACGAAGGCGGGGAGGCATTTGTGCGAGTCTCTCCTCGGAGAGCAGAAACCCGCCGTGAGAGGCCGTGGTCACCTCGATGATACCCTCTGCCCTCGTCGTCTGGGTTTGGACCCCTCCCCACGGCGAATGGGTGACACGCAATTCAGTAGCCATTCGTTCGTTCCTCTGGTTGTCTTTCAGTCGATCGATCCAGGGAAGGCCGATCGGCCTTCCCTGGGAGGTGTGACATGTGCTAGCCTTCGGCTGCTGCCACGGGCGAGGGGAGGGTAGCCTTCACCTCTTCGCGGATCGTATCGAGGGCACGCCACCAATCGGCGCAGATCCCGGAGAACTCGGAGAGGTGAAACGCCTCCGTACGGTTCCGAGCGTCCTGCCGTGACAGGGGTCGAATAGCTCAAACATCCTCTCTCTCCTTTCGTCTCACGTTACTGCCTGTCGGGCTGGGAGCACCCAGCCTATCGAGCCAGCAGGAATCGAACCTGCCGAGAGGAGTTACCGCTCCTCACGCTCCCAGAGTAGCCCTTCGATCTATTCGGCTCGTCACGCGCCCGCTATCAACGGGTCACGCCGCCTGCTTGTCAAGGTGCGGAAGCTTCACCCTTTGCGCTCGGTCGTCTCCGTGTTCCGTAGAACCATCGATCGCCCGTTCGTTGCGCTGGGTCTCCTCCGTCACTGCTAGAGCGAGCCCCCGAATTGCACGGGGGATAGGGCTTTGGTCCCTCTCGCGTTCTCTCCCTCACCTATCCGTAGGGGGAGCGGACTACTCTCCGGGGGAACACGGTAAAGCGCAGCGATGGAAACCTAAGGGAGAGTAGAGTGCGCTTTGCCCACGCTGCCTTCGGATCGGCATAGCACCCACAAACCGCCTGGCTCATCACCGCAAAGTCATACCGACCCAGGCACGTCACCTCAAAAATTGTCGCCGCCTTCGATCGCTCATACCTCAGGGTGGGGTTCTCCATCGCTCGCATGGCTGTCTCCTCCGTTCCTCCTCCGTCTCTGTAACGCGACTGCTACGGTGATTATACTGGAGACTACACCTGTAGTTTATTAGAATTCTCTAATCTTCGGGAATTATTTTTGGGGCAGGCGTCAGTCGCCAGACGCCAGGCGCCAGGCGCCAGAGGGGAGAGGAGCTTCCCGTATACGCGCGCGTATCGCGTCGTCAGTGGAAGGCGAGGGAACCGAGCACCGTCTCTAGCGGGCAGTGAGTGCGAACAGTACCAGACGTGCCCGAGCGAGAGCGAGGGTAGGCATAGAGAGGAGGATCGGCAGGCAGAGACACGCGACCCCACGAGAACGGAGTGCCCACGGACAAGCGTAGGGTAGAGCAAACGCTAGGGGAGCGCCGTATCCCGTGCCTCCTCCGTGCTACGCAAGCGAGAGGTCACGCTCCGCACTCGCAAGCCGCTAGCCACGAGACGACCACGGCAGACGCGCTCGACTACCGCATCACGCCGCGGCACCCCCCCCTCCCGCGCCCCCAGGGCCGTGGCGATCCCGTAAGGGGGGGTCCCCAATCGGTAGCGGGTCGCGCGTTTCGGGATACGCTTGCTTGTGCGGGGGACGTGACCGGCCGGCCGGCAACACAAGAGGGAGCCACAGTAGACGAGGGGACGACGTAGACGGTGTGCGTAGACGAGAGCCTCGGCCATTGTGGCGTGCCACCAGACCGGCCATTGTCGTGTAATTTTAGCGTGGAAAGGGAGCGCCTGCCTACTTCGGGGTATGCATTGTGGGTATGGGTTCTATGCTATCTGGTTATGGATACTTCTCACCGCAGAAGGGGCAGAAGTCGCAAATCAAGCGGGTAGAGGCGCGCCTATCACCGTGCTTGTCCTTTTTCTCTCTGATTTCGCAGGTGAGGAGAACGGCGCGAGGCCCTCCTCTCCAGGTGGAGAGGAGGGCCTCGCCTTTCCGGGAGAGGGCTTCGTTTGCGCGGGCGAGGCAGTCACACATGGTCATCTCTCCCAGAGGGGGCGAAGGGAAAGCAGGGTGACGAAGCCGGGGAAGGTGAGGACGACCGGCAGATCAAGGACGTGGAAGACGATGCCGCCGTAGGTGTCGGGGAGGCGAGGTCCGATTTCTTCCTCCATCTGGGCTTGCGCGTCCACGTCGCCGAACTGCTCGTCTACCCAGAGGCGACATCGCGCGTGTCTGCCGTAGCGGCTGTC